TTATCCGGACATAAAAAAAGACGACATATATAAATATGTCGTCTCTTATGATAGGTCACAAATCGATTAACGACCGTATATCTTTCATGCGCCAGCAGCATGTCTTGTTTACCACCTTTGGGTGAATGGGTCCGTCACCTTGACTAGCCCAGTTTCTAATAGTTGAGACACTACGGTCCAACATACTAGCGGCATGAATATGATTTACGTGTGGGGTACCAACGTGAATAGCCACATGCGCCAGTTTCTCGCCGTCATACCCAAGTACATTAAAAGCATAATCTAGCAGTTTGCCGCCGCGTAAGCCGCTAGATTTCAATGCTTTGATATCGATATCAGTTTCAATCGTTGCCATTGGTAGTCACCTCATAATCCACTAAAACATACTCATGGTCTTCAATACGCTTAGCTTCAACCTCAAAAAGTAGGGTATCGCCTTGCATCACATAAAGTATATTTTCGTTTTGATTAAAATTTTGATAAAGCGCAATGCCATTTTTAGTACCGCTGATACATTCCGCTTCGCCACCTTTTATCGTTTTGATTTCACCTAGCTCACTCACAATCATTCTCCTTATGCAAATTTTGCATAGTGCTACCACAAGTCGGGCAAACTTGCGGCAAACCTAAATCAACTTCTAGCAGCTCAGCGGCTAGAGCTTCCATTTCTTCTTCGGTGTATTTCATGATCATTCCTTAAACGTCTGTCATCAGCTTGACTAGAAAGTCACCAATTTCCCAAACCATTTTGTCTAGTTTTTCGTTATTGGCTTTGTTCTTTTCGCCATGCTTTATCATCATTATCATTAAATGAACGCCCATCAAGCCGTGTACTTTAGGCTGTAAAGCCGCTGTTTGGTGCGCTTCTTTTAGGAAGTCGATAGGCGGCGCGTATTCGCTAGGTTTTCCCTTTATCGCGATTAACTCGCCTCGTAAGTCCCACAAAAACAAGTTTACTTCTGAGATTAACTTACTTAACTTCTGCTGAGTTACTTCGCCGCTGTTATTTACTTTTGGCATGTTTGCCTCGCTTGCAGTATGAATAGGGTGTTTGAACAAGTAGCTATCCTCTCAAGCTACCCCTGCGTCGTCGCCTTGGTGCGCCTGAACTCAGACACGCATTTTATGAGCCGTCACCTCACCAACTAGCTAATACCTACCGGCCTAAACGATTGACGTTATTTCTAAAAATTTAAAACTGACCGTCAAAATGAGGGGCGAACGGGATATCGTCATCTACTGGACCAGGTGGCGTGCTTGAATGCGGTTGGTTGTTCGGCGCATTATTATTTTGATAACTGTTATTCTGTGCCGGTGCTGATGTACGCTGATAACTGGCACCGCCATGTGGGGGCTGACCTGTCGTCTGATTGTTATAACCCCCGTTGCCGCCACTATTTTTTAGCTGCTCATCTACTTTATTTTCAGAGTTAGAGGAGTAAGTCATCATCCGTTCTTTTTGCGTTTCAATCTGCTGAGGTGCTGCCTGATCTTTCTGTTCCTGTAAAGACTGACGCTTTTGGTTGAAGGCAGCAAATAACTGTGTCTTTGTTTTCTTTTCACCGTTATAAATCTCAAACTCATTGATAAATAAGCCAGTAAAGTATTTACCCATTAGCTCGTTGGCAACCGTCATTTGAGTTGGTACGTTTCTACCAGCATTGGTATCCCACTTATCAATATTGGCCTGCGTTGGCGTAAGTGTATTGACACCAGTGACAGCCATGATGCTTTGCAGTTGGTTGTAAAAACCATCAATGTACTCGCCATTAGTTTTTAAGAACCATAGGGTGAAGTAACCTTTTTGACCGTCTTTGTTGAACACGTCGAAAGCCATGCCAGTTGTACCAGTGTTGGGCGATACCACAAATTCAGCGCGACCAATCTTTACTAGCTGCTCGCTATTGCCGTCAAAGAAAGCACCGCCACCAGTGTTGGCTTTAAGTGCCGCTGTTTCGTTTAGCTGGATAGTTGGAAAGTTCATAAATAAATCCTTAATTAATTGGTTTCTAATACTTGGTTAGGGTTTTTAGCAATACCGTAGAAGTCGCAAATAGCATCATCTACAGCGTTTAAATCATTGGGTATTAATTCGCTGGTAAACATTTCATGCGGTGTTTTGACAGTGGTTGTACCGTCATTCTTGGTCATAAAGAAGTGCTCGCCATTACGGATAGTGGTTTGCAGTACGATAGTCACCATCCCTTCTAGTACAATCTTGTCATCAAGCATTTTCCCCATCGTTTTAATTTTCGTCTTGCCATCTGTCTCTTCGATATGGGATAGGATATAAACACGCTGATCGGGTGGCATATTATTGATGGCAGTGGTTAGGATGTTCCAAGCGTTCTGGCCAATCCGATTAAACCTCTGAAACACTGAGTTGCCACTACCTTCGTCAGTAACACCACGCATAAACTCATTTGCCATGATGTATTGAAAGTCATCAATAATCACAATAGGGCACTTGAAGGCAGGTAGATTGTCGTTAATCCAGTAAGCGTTATCAGCGCTAACGGCACGTATATTATTGCCGCCACGAAAGGGTAGTCGCTTACCCATAACGTTAATCATGGCGCACTGCTTTGGGTCCAGATTGTGCAGGCTGTAGGATTTACCTGAACCACTATTGCCTAATACAAAAGTCACAATTGCCATCAGATACTTCCTCCTAGCTTGCCGCTGCCTGATAGCCTACCGCTATAAATAGCGTCAAGCTCTGCATCGGTAGGGTCAAAAAATATAATAGATTTGTCGCTTGGTGCATAAGTAGGCACTGGCTTAGCAGTTAGGTCGCTTGTGCGTATTGGTACAAGGGATTGAGGACCAAGCCTTGCGAGTATGGCCATGGCTGCTTTATGTCTTCTGCTATTGTTAGGTGAGCTCATGACCGGCTCCTTTGAAGTTGACGATGGTCGTAGCGAGATCTGCCGAACTCTTTGCGCGCATCTTGGTTCGCTGCCCATGAGCCGCCACCAACTGGTCTACTGTTTACGCCTCGCATACGGTTTTTCTTTGCTACTTCTAGCTGCTTGTTGAGCCTGTCAGCCATGCGTTTATCTGTCACGATATTCAGCCTATAAGTGCTGTCAGAGTCACCCATGATCTGATACTCAATCGTTTCTTGGCCGTAGCCCACAAGCGAGTAAGCATCTTTTGTTATAAATATCTTGTCGCCTACCTTGAGCTTATGGCCTTTTAAACTGGTAGCTGATGAGACAACCGTGTCGCTATACATACCAAACCGTGATCCATCTTTCTTCTTAGATACGTCTTTAGTAAATAAGTGGCCATAGCCTGCAATCAGTGTGCGCAGTGGATAGGTTAGCTCCATAGCCTTGGTATCATCTACGCTGACTTTTTCCCAGTGGCTATCAACAAACTGATAGATATTCTCGCGGTCCAGCTCTACTTTAAAAGCATCTAATCTTTTAACCCGGCAAGCATAGAAAGTCTTATTACCGTCGTCGTCTTTAGCAATCACTTGACCACCAAAAGTACCGTTAGCGTACTTAACAACAGACTTGATATTAACTTTGGTAAATAAGCTCATTTGACACCTCCGGCAGCGTATAAGCGCATTTTAGCCAACTTCGCATTGGCATCTTGGTTTTGGCGTCTGAACTCTATGAGCTCAGTGCTATGGATTGAGTTGATACGGGGCTCAATCGTTGAGGTAGCTACATCTTGCTCAGCTTGGTTGAGCAGATAGCTGGTACAGCCAGTGATGTTGCCTACGATTGAAATAGTCACTGCTACTGCCAGTCCTCCCGCAATATGAGCTGCTACTGACTTTATTTGGTTGAGTAGTTCTATTGGTTGTGCCATAATCCTTTCACTCCTTGTTGAGTTAAAAGCCCTGTTTGTCTTTGGTCGGATTGCAGGGCTTTTTATTGTCTAAAATTTGGTACTTCGGCTAACTTGCTATTAGCTAGTGAATTAATTATGAACCAGTGGTTCTTATATGTCAACCCTAATATGAACCATTAAGAACTAAAATAAGAACTAATAATACTTACAAGCACAAAAAAACCGCCACTAGGGCGGTTCGTTAATACATTAGTCTTAGTCTCTATAGCCTCGTATTGCTCATATTTTATTCAA